ACGTAACCCTCGAAAACAGTGTCGACGATGTTAGGCGGAAGATCTGTAACGCGTAGCGGCATTCCCATAAAGATTTTTAAGAGTGCGTCGCGGTCTGTGTCGTCGATGTCTGGAGACGCGATGGGAAACTGGATAGAGTCGAAGAATGCTTGTGGATAGGATTTAAGCTGCAGACGACGGGCTAGAGCTTGCGTAGCGTCGGCTGTGTTCTCGATGTTTGTGTCCCAGATTTCGGCGAACTTACCGAACTCCGAGATAGAAGCCGCTTGGCTATCGTTAAGAGTCGATCCGTTTCCGTAGTTAATAGTAATAAAGTTACGAACGTCTCCGCTTCGAGTAACTGACTTTAGACCCACTCCGATTCCCTGCGCGGCTGAAATGTCTGTGTAACCATTAGCTGCGAGATAAGTCTGTCGATGTAATGCGTCGGCGTACCCGATACGGCCCGATCCGTCCTCGAAGAGATAACCGAGTCCTGACTCTGCGATCTGACTTGCTAAAGTGTAACTAGAGACTGGGTCGGCTGATCGGTTAACCATTTCGTATTGCCCGGGCTGATCTATTTCGCCGAGGCCTACATTTTCCGCGTTAGCCCATGTCGTCGTCGGATCGTATTGATACCACGCTAAAGCGGGAGCGACTTCGTTCCAGTTATTAAGAAGAAGATCCGAAAGAATGTTATAGATCTGAGTTCCATCGTAATCTTTAGCTAAAGCCAGTTCCCAGTTAGCCCGAGCCAGTTTAGACAGTGCGCCCAGTGCAGTAATGCGCGCGCTAGTAACGTAGGCAGTCGAGCCAGCTGAGACCACGCTTATCTCGATGTCGCTCATAAAGCCACCATAAAGATCGACATAAACTCCAGTCGAATCTTTAATAGAGATTAGAATCTCTTGGCCGACTGTAAAAGGGTAAGAAGTATTCTGTAAGTTAATTAGTTCGATGTAGCAATAGCCCGCCACTGGCTGCTCATAAACAGAAGTTCGGCCGCTAGTGATCTGAACGCTGGCCAGTGTTACTTCTTGATAATCGACGCCATCTATAAGAACGCGCCATTCTGGATTCCAGAGTGTCACGCGAAAGCACCCGATCCGAGAGTTCCGCGATAGCTTGAATTATTAAGGACGTTAATGATCGCTCGGGCTGTACCTTCTGGGTCGATTGCTCCGTTAACAGTCAAGTTAATAACTGCACCGCCGCCACCGCCTAGAGCCCCGTTAGGCACGATTTGCCCGCTGCGATTAGGCGTAAATAGTTCTGGGCCTTTTTCACCAACAAGATAAGAAGTTCCCGAAGTTACTGGTCCACCAGCTGCGCGCGCTCCACCGAACACGCGATCGATAAGACCAGAGATTCCAGAGACGATAGGATTAGCCTTTACTAAATTAATGAACTCTCGAATCTTTTCGATCATGTCGCCCAAGAAGCCGACCACTTTACCGACTCCAGTAATAACTCCCGAAATAGCAGTTCCGAGAACGTCAAATGCCACTTTAAGAATAGTTCCGATTGCTGGACCCATGGTATCGCGAACGAATGTGGCGACAGACTTAAACAAAGTAAACAGTGGACCTAATTCCTCGGAGTTATCCGCGATAGCGTCTTTAATCTTTGTAAACGCAGAAGATAATCCGCTTAATGCTGGCCCAAATACAGAAGCAAAGAAGGGAACTACAAAGTCCTTCATGAAATCGTAGAGAGCCTTAAAAGCTGGAACTAAGAAATCTGTAAGAACTGTTTTAACACTATTAAGCGGACCTTGTAAATCTTTACCGATAGACGTGGCCATCGCCGAAAGAGTTGGAATTACTTTGTCTACGAAGATCGTAATCATCGGAGTAATCGCGTCAAGTATAAAAGAACCTACGGTCTCTTTACCTTCGTTAAAAGCTTCTGAAAGTCTGGCCATTTTGCCCTGAAATGTGTCTGCCTGAGCGGTAGCTTGATTCTTAAAAGTATCTGCAAGCTTCTTAGTAATCTCGTCCATGGAAAGCGTTTTAAGCGTTGCAGAACTAAGCCCAACGCCTAACTTAGAAAGAGCAGTAGTATTACCTTCCTGTGCTTTAGCAAGAGCGTTAGAAACCGCTTCTAAACTTTTTCCACTGCCCGCGCTTATGTCTAAAGCTAAAGCTTGGAGCCGTTGAGCTTTGTCTACGTCGCCAGTTGCTCGGGCTAAACGTTCCAGCGATGGGCGTAATAATTCATCTGAAACACCGAAAGCGAGTTGAGTTTTTGAGATGTAAGCTTCCGTCGCTTTAACTTGGGCGTCTGTTGCTCCTGTTACATTTTGTAACGTAAGTTGTAATTTCTTTTGTGCGGCTTCGTCGGCGATAGCAGACTTAACGCCATCTATAGCTAGTTTTCCAGCGTAAGCAACCGCGGCAACGGCGGCAGCTGCGAAAGCTGCAGCGGCTACCTTGCCGAACTTGCCGATCTTGTCCGAAAAGCCTTCGACTTCTGTTTGTGCGCCTTTAACGCCCTTTTTTAGTTCGTCGAAATCGGCGTCGAAAGTTATCTTTACTTTTGGAATGCCCGCCATTAGTCCAGACCCACTTTCTTAATTACGCCCTGAATAAGATCGATGTATTCTTTTGCGACTATCGGCGTGTAATAGTCAACCGCTGGAGCGATCCAGTAGCCGCGCTTATTGCGTGGAGCCTTAAAACGATCGGTATAAGCGCGACCTAGTGAGTCCGTACCGCGTCCGCCGCCGTATTCTGTTCCCCATAGAAGCGCGCCCGCTGGAGCTGAGTTCTGGCGAACTTTAGAACCTTTACCGCTTTTAGAAGTTTCTCCGCCGTACTTACGACCAACTTTCTTAGATCCGCCTATGTCTACGCGAATAAGACGATCTCGCTTAGCCGTAATCGTTTGCGCTACGAGCCGAGTCTGTGGAGCTGGCGCACCGTTTGCGCTCATCATTAACTGTCCAGCTAATCGCTTAGATAATGGAAGAGCAGCGTCGCGGATCTCGTTCTGTGTTTCCTTGTCTAAAAGGTTAAGAGTCTGAAGTAAGTTTTTAAGCGCGGCTGGCTCGACTTCTATCGAGTAGACGCCCTTCTTACTTGCCATTCCGTTTCTCCAGTATCTCTAACGCCGTTAAGATCTGCTCCGCCGTCTGCCACTCGCTCATCGGGATCTGTGTCGCGATTGAGAGTTCGACTATTAATCGATTTAAGCTTCCGACGGGATAACTTTTGGGTTTGCGCTACTTGCTGAGACTTCGGCTACCGTTTCGATCCAGACCTCGTAAGGCTTTACTGGAGTTCCCGCAGCTTCTCGCTTCATGGCTGCGTAGCCAAGAAAGAGAAGATCGTTAACTCCGATCGTTTCGGCTTGCTGGATAGTCTTTCCACTTTTGCTTTCCCACTTCGACCACTCTGGAGAAGCCGCCACGTAAGTAACGGCCTCTCCTGAGAAGTATTCGACTTCAATGTTTAGCTTCATGTTTGCTCCCGATCTTGTTTTTTAGCTGAATGTTTCGGTAGGTGTTCCCACTACTGTAAAGGATAGCGTTACAGTTTGAGCGTCTGGACTTGAACCGCCGACGCTTGGGAAAATTGGTAGAACGTTGAACGCGAAGACCGCACCTGTAACAGCTGTTAGCGAGATCGCTAAAGTCGTATTAGGAGCAGCTTCTGCAGCATTCCATAGAGCTTCACAGAGTGAATCTGTCGCGCCCCAGTCTGCAAGCATTTCGACGTCGAACGTCCACTGCTTATCGATTGAACGATAAGCCTTAGAGTAAAGCGTGTCGTAAGTTTCGATAGTTACGTCGCCGCTTAGCGTTGCGCTTGTAGCTTGCTCGTTATAGTTTTTGGTCGCGATCGTAACCGAAAGATCGCGCCCTGTAATTACGGTCGTGGCCATGTTGGTCTCCTAGTTTGTTTGTGTGTAATAAGTCGAAAGTTGAATCTCGCACGCGAGAATCTCTGACGCGCCTATGTTTAACGGAATCGGATTCGATACGTCCCCGACTTCGTACCCTGACGGAATAGCCGCCAGAATGCTAATTACGAGCTGTTCGATGTTATCGAGTGCGCTCTGATTATCGTAGATCGCTACGCCTACGGTCATTACTAAATTAATTTTTAGCTTTACGTTTCCTTTACCCAAGAAGCTCGGCTGTAAGTAAGGCGTATTAGGAACGATCGCCGCGAACGGAACGATCGGAGCTTCTGGAACTGAATCGTAGGTGTTAGCCGCTACTCCTGCGATGGCTGTCTTTAGTGGAGTGCGAACGCTAGTTAGAATCGAACTGGCTGGCATTAGCCGACCATTACTTCGACGTCGATGTAATTACCTAAAAGGCCGATTACACGATTCTGAAGACTACGGCCCATTCGGTAAGGCGAACTAGCGAAGTCCAGCCCTTCGATCTGACCGCCCGCAGCTGTACGAGATTGGAAAACTTCTATCGATACTGCATAGATAGCGGACTCGATCGACGCGTTACCCACGTAGAGAGTCGCAGCTGAATAGCCGCTAAGAGTTGCCATTCCGTTCGGAATGATTTGGCGACGTGTTACGTCTGCCGAAGTAAGAGCTGCAGAGAATGAAGAGTCTGTAACTACTGTAAGAGTGTGCGTGGCTGTAAAAGGAGCGGGAAGTCCAGTAATGACGATCGACTGTCCTACGACGAACGGGTGTGTCCGACGAGTGAAGAATCTGGCTACGTTAGTTTTTAATTCGTATTCGATTACAGCTGTCGAGTTCTGAACTAACAGCGGGAGAATAACCTGCTCCGCTGTGTCGATGATGTCGTCTAGATACCCGTCCGAATAGAGAGAAGAACTAACGCCCAAGACGGATCTTAGCTGTGTGGCCGTGATAATTGTTGGCACGTTAGTCCTTCCCTTCTACTACTCGACTAACTCGGGAGCGAATTAGTCGATGTCTGATTTATTCGGATTACGCCTTGTTATTCTTGAAGCAACCTGCCGCTATCTTCGTGGCCAGTGCGCCATAACCGTAGTAGCCGACTGTAATCTGGCCAGAAGCGATTACGTCTGCGCGTAGGCGGAACGTAGGTCCCTCGTACCATGTATAAGCGTCTGGGTTAACGACTAGAAGAGTTCCGTCGCCATCGCCCGCATTAGTTGGATCTACGTATAGATCCAAGCCCGCGACGTTACCGATTAGTGAATCTGGACGAACTACGCCGCCCGCATTCTGTGGCTGTGAAGCGTTATAGATTGGACGTCCTGAATCGTTAAGAGTCATTAGGTTAGCCCA